TATTCTCTGCCCCTGCTGCTGCAGAGTTCCATTCGAACACGGCGCTGTCATGTATCAGACAGATAGCCTTGTCACCAAAATTATCTAGTGACCACATACCAGGTTCTAACACCAAGTCACCCGATGCTGCCTCACCCCAGGCCACAAAGTTTGTGGTGCTAGTGACCGCATCTCCCGCACCATGTGATGCAGCGTCAGTTCCTCTAACCTCTCTTGTGACACCTGTCAATTCATTAGATGTGCTGATGCCTGTGTAGGATATCTCCTCTGTTCCTACCTTTATAAAATTTGTACCTGAATCTGGAAACTGTGATACGTCTGCTAGTATGATACCTGTTGTTGTCGAGGAGTTTATTGCAGCAGATAAGGTTGTTGTAGGTTCACCTGCAACCTCACCACCCCAGGTTCCGAGTGACCAACCAAAACCTTTTGCCTGTACAGCTGGTCCAACAGGATAATAGTGTTGCACCCTGATACCACCTGATGTTGTTGCACCAGATCCTGATTCTGCCGATGGCATTGTGATCGTGATGGTTGTAGCGTTAGGAACTGTTGTTACCATAAATTTTTTATCGTTAAAATCTGCGGCTGCAAAATTAGAATCTGTGATTGATGAGAAATTATCTAGTAAGACTATATCCTGTGCAGATATACCATGATCCCCACTGAAAGTTATTGTGACAGATGTTGATCCGTTGGTCGTGGTGAATGCACTTGTGAGCGTTGTTGTAGATTTGATCGGATGTATATCATAATACACACCACCAGAAAATGCGTATAGAATTCTATTTGTGCCAATGATGGCATATTTTCTTGCTTTACTATTTACGAAATGATGAAGACCTCTGCCTGCACCAGTCAAAGCATCGTCTCCTAACTGTTTCCAACCACCTATCTTCTCGGGTGTGCCATATCTAAATCTAACATTATCACAATCTATCCACTGACCCTCTGCTCCAGTGGGTGTGATCTGTTTATTAATACCTGGTTGAAATCCTATCTTTTGTAACATAAAAAACCTACCTTTTAGGTTCTATATCAGTTTTTATGCGGAAGCAATATCTTTAAAGACTACTAGAGTTTAGGCCACTCACCTAAAGGTCTAGTATAAACAGGACTCTCTTCTGTTCCTGTATTGGTATATGTATACAGAGTCTCCATAGCCGCAGCGTCAGCCGCACCATCGATAGCTGTCTCCATCTCATTAGATCTGGTTCTAACAGCTGCTCTGTAAGTAGCAACATCAGCTGGTATTGTGGATCCAGCATCCTCTGCTTTTCTGATCACATACCAGTCACTTGATGATAATAAACCTTTAGCTTGAGCTTTTATCTCTCTTTTGAATATAGTTTTTAGACCCTCGATAATCATCTGATTACCATCATCATCTAGAATATTATTACCATCATTATCGACCGCATCCTTGTCCTCTACGTCTTTGCCTGTCGCTGGCGCATAACTTGCGGTAACAGCGTTATTTGCGAATACCATAGACTCCGCACCATTCCAATAGTATCTTGAATCTCTTAGATTTGAGTTGTCGTATATAATCTCGTAAACGCCCTGAGCCTCTCTTTCGGCCACAGTCGAACTGATTGGTATGCCGAATGATCCAAGACTAGAGTTTGTTCTTACGATCTGATTATTTTCTACTTTTGCGTACATATTGATCTCCTTTTATTATATTTTATATTTGTTGTCCATAGCTATTTACCTAGCCGTTACTGGCACCGCGGTCCCAGAATCGTTGCCCACAAACGGATTTTCTGCAAAAGCCATAAAAACATATGTTTGACCACTAGAATTATGTATTGCATTATTAGCTCTTAATTTAAAACCGTTAGAAAGTAAGTCTGAATTAACTTCACTAGATTCAGCGCTATTTAAATTAGGAAATAATTTTTTATCAGCTCCATTTAGACTTCTTTTACTATCATTCATATACCAATGTTCAGCACTAGTAGCAGATTTAGTAATTATAAAAGCTGGTTTAAATCCTGTGTGAACAAATGTTCCATCAGCATTTCCATTTCCTGTGTAGCTGCCAAATTTAGAGTAACCTTTTTTTTCTGCAAAGCAATATGCTATGTAAGTCGCCCCATCTGTATTCCACAAATCATCATTTGATGTTCCATCTGTTCCACCAAATACTGTGCTTGTGAAAGTAGAATATTTTAAACCACCACCACCAAAAGATGATGAAGGGTCAGCCTCTGTATTTGTTCCTGATAATTCTAAAACTTTATTTGATCTACCTTTTTGTGCCCACCACCAAGCACCACTATAACTTCTTGGTTTTAAAATTACTAAATCAGGAGTTACTCCTAGACCATGCCCAATTGTACTTGATGCACCTCCTGTCGTTCCTGTGTATGAAACTATACTAAATCCAGCGGTGCTATTTACAGATACAGTTGATGTTATTGAGCCATTTGAGTTTGAAGCAGTTCCATTTGCGCCTAACCAGTTCCATGCCACTAAATTTGAACCACTATAATTAACGTCACCATTACTTCCCAAAGTAAATCCATCAGTTCCAAAAGCAGTTAACGTAGCTGACTCTGTTGACTCTGCATTTTGACTGTTAGAACTCATTGTTTTTGTTACACCTCTCACAGCGTCAAAAATTTCATGAAACGAAACTTCACTCCTGTCTTTAATCCAGACCCAATCAGGTTGAAATCCAACGCCTGTTATTGCTTGAGTGCTACTATTACCTGTGTAAAGAACAGTATTAAAATGATCAGTTGGTTTTGCGATCGAACTATAAGCCATAATTTTTATCCATAAGTATTTAGGTTAGATGTGT